AAAATGGAAAAAGCCTTCTTAGACCGCATCACTTCGGAATTGAAATAATGGAACTTCTGAAAAACCTTGAGGGATTGACTCCTGACGAGCAGATGACTGCTGTTGTTGAGCTGCAAAAAGCGGCTATAAAGCATCTTGAGGAGCAAAAGCAAGCCTCTATTGGAAAGAGTGCTGAACTTGTCATTCAAGGTTTAAAGAAGATTAAATCCGACTTTGAAGCCAAATTTGACTCACTAAACTACGATATTCAGACCAAAGTAGCCTCTTTAAAAGATGGTGAACAAGGACTCCAAGGCCCAAAAGGTGATCAGGGAGAGCGTGGTTTAGATGGCTCTAATGGTCGTGATGGACGAGATGGTAAAGACGGAAAAGATGGTGTAGATGGAGTTGATGGTATTGGCGTAAGAGACGCTAAGATCGACTTTGATGGTTCTTTGGTGATTAGCCTTACAGATGGTCGAGAGATCAACTGTGGTGAGGTTGTATCAGTTGATGTTGCCAAACAGATTCAGAAGGTTACACATAACATCCAGACTGGTGCTGGTGGTGACTCACAGACTGTTTTGGACGCTATTACTGCGATTCAAGCCACGATTGCTACTTATGGAACGATGGCGACACAGAATGCCAACAATGTAGCGATTACTGGTGGTGCAATCAACAACACCACAATAGGAGCAACAACACCCTCTACAGGAGTGTTTACTACTCTTACTGCTACTGGACAGACTTCTTTAGGTGGCACAACCACTACTGATGTTGTTCGCATTTATCGCAACAATACAGTCACAAGTGACACAGCAAGTTTTACTGCTCCTGCTTTGTCTTTCATTCCACCACAAGTTGGATTTGGTGCAGGCATTTTGCGGTCTTCCGCACAATTAAACATCACAACAGGTAATACAGGCTCAATTGTTTTACAAACAGCCTCGACTCTTGGTTTTGGAGGCACAACTCAAGCACAAGTCTCCCACACCGCTAGCGCAGTCAACTATGTTCAAGTAACTGGTGCGGCTACTACAGGAATTCCTGTAATTTCAGCTCAAGGTAGTGATGCATCTGTTTCTTTGGCTTTGCAGTCAAAAGGTACTTCTCCAGTTGTCTTCCACAATGGTAGTTCTCAACGCCAATTCCGAATTGATGGGGCTGGCGTAGGTACAAACTATTTTGGCGTAGCAAGCTCAGCAACAGCATTTGCTCCTGTGTTTGGTGTTGCTACTCAAAGTGCAGACACCAACGTATCAGCTGTCTTCCAATCCAAAGGCACAGGAGCAATAGACCTAGCCGCAGGTAGTTTAGGGGTTAACATCTCTAATGGTGGGACTGTTACTGCTATTACGAGGACTAATAACGGAACGGGTTATACCTCTGCGCCTACTGTTGCTATTACAGCCCCTACAACTGCGGGTGGAGTTCAAGCAACGGCGACCGCCACAGTTAGCGCAGGTTCTCTTACAGGCATCACCATCACAAACGCAGGTTCAGGCTATGTAGAACAACCAACAGTAACCTTTAGCGGTGGCGGTGGTTCTGGTGCGGCGGCTTATCCGACTGTGGGGTCTGGGACGACTGTTCGTTCATTAGGTGCATCAATTGAAACGCTTGTTGATACAACAACAATTCTTCATTTACGAGCAAAAAATACTTCTGGTGGTAACCCAACCAATACATCTGCCGCTTTTGGTTTAATTCCTCCGCAAAGCAACTTTGGCGCACCCGTAATGGGGTTTATTTCTGGCCCATATTTTTCGTGGGGCGGAACTGGCGCAATGTCTTTTTCTTCCAATGCCTCTAATCCTGCAATATCGGGAAATAGTGGAAGTGAACAATTCCGTATATCCCACACAGCCTCTGCTGTTAACTATGTACAGGTGACAGGGGCGGCTACTGGTTCAAGTCCTATTATTTCATCGCAAGGCTCCGATGCCAACGCACGTTTAGTTCTTAACGCAAAAGGCTCGTCAAGTGGCATTGACCTTTTGATGAACGGCGCGCGCCAAGTATTTATTGGAACAAACGGGTCTGCTGTTAACTATCTTCAATTAGGCGGTACTGCTGCTGGAGCTGCCCCGTCTGTTGCTGTACAAGGCTCAGACACTAACATAGACCTAGCCCTGACACCAAAGGGAACAGGTCGAGTCAAGTTTGGAACTTACACCGCTAATATGGCTTTAACAATTCAGGGTTACATTGAAATCGTTGATAGTGGTGGTACAGTTCGTAAATTAGCAGTTATCGCTTAATTTAAAAGGAAAATCGTGGCTTTAAAAATCACAGCAATTAACAACACAAACGGACAACAGGAAACCCAAGCCTATGCCCGAATCACAAATTTGCATGGAAATAAAAATTCTATTATGGTGCAAGTTGAAATTCATGCAACCGAAGAAGCCCGCCAAGCAGGATGGCCTTCTATTCAGCAAGAATCACATTACATTAATGTCGAAGATTTAAAAGGTGATTTAATTCCTGCTATTTATGCAGTTTTAAAAACTTTAACCCAATATTCTGGTGCAACCGATATTTAAAAGGAAAAAACATGGCTCTTATCAAATCAGTAGAAACAGACTTTGGCATCCCCGCCAATTATTGGAATATTGGTGCTGTTCAAGAAGACTTTAAAGGTCGTGGAACAGAAGTAACCTTTTACGGATACGCTTCTAAAGAAGCCCGTGATTCTGGTAAACAGCCTTTGAGCGCAGGAAAAGTACAGATTTCTGGTGACGAATATGTAGCAGGTGCAGACCGAGCAGCCCTATACCAAATCATCAAGCAAAAGCCTGAGTTTGAAGGTGCAGAGGACGCATGACTCCAGAACTGGAAAAGTACTACACCGACCGATTTGAGATGATGTCCCAGCCTGGTTGGGCTGATCTCATGGAAGATGTTGACAAAATCATTGCTTCTTTGAATAATATTTCTACAATAGATAGTGAGAAAGACCTACAATTCAAAAAAGGTGAACTATCTATTCTTACTTGGCTGAGAAATCTTAAAGAGATCAGCGAAAGAGCGTATGAAGAAATTCTATGATTATGTCTGTGAAAACGGACACAAAACAGAAAAGTTTGTTGATTATGAGGCAACAGACTTGAAGTGTGAGTGCGGCGCTACAGCCAACCGCTCTCTCTCTGCGCCAGCTTTTCGGCTAGAAGGTTGGTCTGGTTCTTTTCCTACTGCTTATAGCAAGTTTGGTAAGAGCCATACCGACAAGTTGAAATCTGAGCAGAAACTCAACTCATAAGCAATAGTGCCGAGTTGAATCTCCTACAACCGATAACGGCAGGAAAAGGAAATAAGTATGCTGATTGATGATGAGCCAAATGAACTAGAAGTTGTTGAGCAACAACCAAAGTCAGAACTCCCTGAGAAATATCGGGATAAGAGTCTTGATGAGGTCGTGCGTATGCACCAAGAGGCTGAAAAACTCATTGGTAAGCAAGCGCAAGAGGTCGGAGAAGTCCGAAAGCTCGCAGATGAACTCATTAGGCAGAACCTCACAACTAAACAGCAACAATTTAAAGAAGTTGAGCCTGAAGTAGATTTCTTTGAGAATCCTCAGAAGGCAGTTCAAAAGACTGTGGATAGTCACCCTGACATCATTGCGGCACGTCAAGCCACGATGGAGTTAAAGAGGGCGCAAATTCAACAGCGTTTGGCTCAAGAACATCCTGATTTTGGCGATATTGCTAAAAATGAGGACTTTGCAAACTGGGTGAAGTCTAGCCCTGTACGCATTGACTTGTTCAAGAAGGCTGACGCAGAATTCGACTATGATTCAGCCAATGAACTGTTATCAACATACAAAGAGCTTCGTGCTGTTAAACAGAAGCAAACGAGTGATGCTGGAGAAGCAACTCGTAAGCAGAATTTAAAGGCCGCAGGTGTTGATGTTGGTGGTTCTGGAGAGTCATCAAAACGAGTTTATCGTAGGGCTGACCTTATTCGGCTGAAAATGCAAGACCCTGCTCGATATGAAGCGCTATCTGATGAAATCATGCAAGCGTATTCAGAGGGGCGTGTTAAGTAATCGTAACTTTTTGGAGATTTAATTATGGCAAATACCGCCTTTTCCCCCACAAATAGTGTAACCACTACATCCGCAGCTAACTTCATTCCAGAGATTTGGAGTGATGAAATCGTTGCCGCCTATAAAAAGAACCTCGTTTTGGCCAACTTGGTCAAGAAGATGTCTTTCAAAGGCAAAAAGGGTGACACTGTTAACATTCCTAGCCCTGCTCGTGGTTCTGCTTCTGCTAAAGCCGCTACAGATGCTGTGACTTTGATCGCTGAGAGCGACACAAACATTCAAGTCTTGATCAACAAGCACTATGAATACTCACGTTTGATCGAAGACATCGTTGAAGTTCAAGCCCTGACATCTTTGCGTTCTTTCTACACAGAAGACGCTGGTTATGCCTTGGCTAAGCGTATCGACACAGATTTGGTTCAATTGGGTCGTGCTTTTAACGGCGCAACAATTGGTACTGATGACTATGCTACAAGCAATACAACCACCAAAGCCTATATCGGTTCTGATGGTACTACTGCTTACAACAGCACATCTTCTAACGCCGCCGCCCTGACTGATGCTGCTATCCGCCGCACTATTCAGCGTTTGGACGACAATGACATTCCTATGGATGGTCGTTTCTTCCTGATCCCTCCTTCAAGCCGCAACACTTTGATGGGTTTGGCTCGTTACACTGAGCAAGCATTCGTTGGTAACGGCGATGCGATCCGCAATGGTGAAATCGGTCAACTGTACGGCATGGCTGTGTTTGCATCTTCTAATGCTGACTTCGGTGCTGGTTCTTCTGGTGCTGACCGCATTTGCTTGATGGGTCATAAAGACTCTATGGTCTTGGTTGAGCAACTTGGTATTCGTTCACAGACTCAGTACAAACAAGAGTACCTTGGTACATTGTTTACTGCTGACACTATTTATGGTGTTAAAGCTCTGCGTACAAACGCTACTAGCTCTGCCGCTAATGCTTCTGGCGCTTTTGCGTTGGCAGTACCAGCCTAATGTTGCCATTTCCCCTCGCCTTCGGGTGGGGGGTTTTTTTCTTAATCTAGGAGGATAAATTATGGCGACCGCATCTTCGGTAGTAACTCGTCGTGGTAACGATCAGTTCCGTGGCTTGTTCAGCGATACATGGGCAGTTACAGCAACTTTGAACGCAGGTTCATTGGTTGATGGCGCTGGTGAAACAGATGATGTCACAGTACCTGGTGTTGCCCTTGGCGACATGGTTTTGTGTTCATCTTTGGCAGTTGACTTGGTTGGTTTGACAGTAACAGGTTATGTTTCTGCCGCAAACACAGTTAAGTTCCGCATTCAAAATGAATCTGGTTCAACAGTTGACTTAGCATCTGCAACAATGGACATTATTATTGTTCGCATGGTGTAATCCAAGGGGGCTAATAACCCCCTTTTCCACGGAGTTCTTATGGCAACCTTTCGGTGTTTAGCAAGTGGTCAAACTGTTACTTTCACGTATCAACATGATATTGACTCAATGAAAGGTCATCAGGGCTATGTACGCATCGACCAAGAAGAAATGGTCGAATCTACTGATAAACCTGTTGTTCTAGCCCCTCCTACTCCAATCAAGAAGATGGGTAGACCTAAGAAAGTCGCAAATGTCTGATATTGACCCACGAGAATTTGGTAAGTTGGAAGCCCAAGTAGAGGCTCTCCAAGCAGAAGTTCATGGACTTCGCCAAGACATCAAAACCCTTTTAGAGATGGCAAACAAGTCCAAAGGTGGCTTCTTTGTCGGTATGGCAGTTGCTTCTGTTGTTGGAGGCATCATTTCTTTTATCGCAACCAAACTTGTAAGGTGAAATCATGTACGGAAAAACAACCAGTCCCAAGATGCCTAAAAAGGAAAAGAAGGCTATGCCTTTGACCATTATGGTTGCTGTTGGTAAGCCCATGCCTAAACGTGGTGAGCGTACTGCCAAGAACATGGCAAAGAAAGCCAAGAAATGAAGACTAAGGCTGAGAAGAAAATCAGCAAGGTCATGCGAGAATTTAAGGCGGGAACGCTTCATTCTGGCAAAAAAGGCCCAGTAGTAAAGTCTAAAGATCAAGCTATTGCGATTGCTATTTCTGAATCTAAAAGGAAGAAGAAATGAAGCAAGGTCTTTACGCTAACATCCATGCCAAACAACAACGCATAAAAGCTGGTTCTGGTGAAAAAATGCGTAAGGTCGGCTCTAAAGGCGCTCCTACTGAGGCGGCTTTTAAAGCGGCTGCTAAAACTGCAAAGAAGCCTAAAAAGGTGAAATAATGAAATCTCCTGTTTGGCAAACAAAAGAAGGTAAAAACCCCAAAGGGGGCTTGAATGCCAAAGGAAGAGCATCGTATAATGCAGAAACTGGTGGCAATTTAAAAGCCCCAGTAAAGTCAGGCGACAACCCGAGAAGGGCCTCCTTTTTAGCACGTATGGGCAATATGCCTGGCGCTGAGATGAAAGATGGTAAGCCGACTCGATTACTTCTATCTCTTAGAGCTTGGGGCGCAACGTCCAAAGAAGATGCTAGAGCGAAAGCAAAGGCTATCTCTAAGAGGAATAAGAAGTGAGACCAATAACTGTCGGATCATCGCCAACTGCAGCGACACTGACCACTGTTTACACAGTGCCGACAGGCTATTACGCTAAATTTACAGTCATGTATATCCACAATACTGGTGGATCAACAAAACACATCACAGTACAGTGGTATGACGCAAGTGCAGCGACTTCCTTTGACATTCTTAGCGAATATAACTTCACATCTAAACTTTACTTACAGTTTGATGGTAGTGCTTATATTGTGATGGAAGAGGGTGATCAGTTCCGTGTGACAACAGAGGCTGGAAGTACTTTTACTGTATTGGCAACATTTGAACAAATAGGGCTGACAAGAACATGACCTACTTAGAACTTGTAAATGATGTCCTTGTGAGACTTCGTGAGGAGACAGTATCTACTGTTTCTGAGACTACTTATTCTTCTTTGATTGGCAAATTTGTTAACGATGCCAAACGAGCAATTGAAGATGCTTATGAGTGGAATATCTTGGGGACTACAGTAGTTGTTTCTACTGTTGCGGGTACTTCTTCTTATTCTTTGACTGGTGCTGGTCAAAAGTTCCGTGTTCAAGATGTGATTAACGATACGGCAAACAATGGGATGACTAACATTCCTTTTGCCAACATGAATCGTTTTCTTAACTTTGGCAATCCTTCTAATGCTACACCTACCTACTATGCGTTTGATGGTGTAGATGCTTCTTACGACACCAAGGTAACACTATTTCCTGTTCCTGATGGCGTGTATAGCCTAAGATTTAGCTTAATCGTGCCACAAGCGACTCTCTCTTCTGATTCAACAGTAGTCCTCATGCCTTCTGAGTTAATCGTTCAGAATGCCTATGCTCGTGCTTTGGTTGAGCGTGGTGAGGATGGTGGATTGTCGTCTTCAGAGGCTTATCTGCTCTACAAATCTATGCTTTCTGACTACATTGCGATGGAAGCTACTCGTTATCCTGAGTTTGGCACTTTTGAGGCTGTCTAATGGCTCAACCAATCCAAACATTCAGCATTAGCGCACCAGGGTTCTACGGACTCAACACTCAGGACTCGCCTCTTGATTTGGCGCAAGGCTTTGCTTTGGTTGCTACTAACTGTGTGATTGACCAATATGGTCGTATTGGCTCAAGAAAAGGTTGGACAAGGGTTAATTCTTCTTCTGGCAATCTTGGTGCTAACGATGTTGGTGTGATCCATGAGTTGGTACAGACTGATGGCACATTGACTGTGTTGTTTGCTGGCAACAATAAGATATTCAAACTTAGTGGCACAACAGTTACTGAATTGACCTATGGGGGTGGTGGTTCTGCTCCTACCATCTCTGCAAATAATTGGCAGTGTGCATCTTTGAATGGGATTACTTATTTCTTTCAAACAGGGCATGATCCTTTAATTTACGACCCTGCTGTAAGTACTACTACTTATCGCAGAGTTTCTGAGAAAACAGGGTATGTAGGGACTGTTCCTAGTGGGAATATTGTTTTATCTGCTTATGGTCGTTTGTGGGTGGCTTCTACAAGTACAGATAAGGTAACGATTAGCTTTTCTGACTTGATTGCAGGTCATGTATGGTCTGGTGGTACGACTGGTTCTTTGGATACAAGCAGAGTTTGGCCTAATGGTGCTGATGAAGTTCAGGCATTGGCTGCTCACAATGGATTCTTGTTTATCTTTGGTAAACGTCAGATTCTTGTTTATCAGGGGGCTACTACTCCTTCTACGATGTCGTTATCTGACACAGTAGGGGGGATTGGTTGTTTGGCAAGGGATAGTGTTCAGACAACCAGTTCTGATGTGATCTTCTTGTCAAACTCTGGTGTTCGTTCATTAATGAGAACGATTCAAGAGAAGTCTGCTCCTGAAGGTGATTTGTCTAAGAATGTTCGTAATGATTTGATGAGTGATGTTGCTTCTCAAACATTGGCAAACATCAAGTCTGTTTATTCAGAGAGAGAAGGCTTCTATCTGTTGACGATGCCTGTTACTCAGTCTGTTTACTGCTTTGATACGAAGGTTGTTTTACAAGATGGTTCACGAAGAGTAACGACATGGGACTCTATTACACCCACTTGTTTGGCATCATTAAGAGATGGTTCTGTCTACATTGGTAAGAACGGATATATTGGTCTGTACAGTGGTTATAACGACTACCAGTCCACTTATCGGATGCAGTACTACACAAACCATGCAGACCTTGGTAATGTGAATCAGACATCTATCTTGAAGAAGATTTCTGTGGTGGTGATTGGTGGCACAAACCAGAATGTGTTTATCAAGTGGGGCTTTGACTTTAAGACCAACTACTTGAGTGCCACTACGACTATTCCTGTTCAGGGTGTATCTGAGTATGGAATTGCTGAATATGGTGCTAATGCGACTGTTGTTGCAGAGTACTCTGATGGTGTTGCGTTGAATACATTGAAAGTGTCTGCTACTGGTGCAGGTAAGGTTGTTCAAACTGGTTATGAGTCTGATATTAACGGCTCACAGTTGTCGATCCAAAAGATTGAAATCCAAGCGAAAAATGGGAAATTATCATGAGCGATTACAGTAAGACCACGAACTTCGCCAGTAAAGATAACTTAACCTCTGGCAATCCTTTAAAGATTGTCAAGGGTACAGAGATTGATACTGAGTTCAACAATATTGCTACGGCTATTGCTACGAAGCAAGACTATGATGCTGATCTAGCCGCCTTTGCACTCAAGACTGCCCCTACTGGTGATGTTGTTGGCACGACAGATACTCAAGGTTTGACAAACAAGACCCTGACAAACCCAACTGTTACGAACTATGTTGAAAGTGTTGTAGCGATTGGTACTGTGACAAGTTCTAGCACGATTGCACTAACTTCTGGTACTGTTCAAACAGCAACTCTTACTGCTTCTACTGCCTGTACTTTTACGATGCCTACTGCTACTGCGGGTAAGTCGTTTATCTTGTTGTTGAAACAAGCGGCATCTACTGGTAATGGTACGGCTACTTTTACTGGTGTTAAGTGGAGCGCTGCTGGCACACCAACGATGACTGCTACTGCTGGCAAGATGGACATCTTCTCGTTTGTTAGCGATGGTACTAACTGGTATGGCAATGTCACACAAGGATACACACCATAATGTTTGCCGCACTTAATGCTTTCCAAACAGGCGGTGGTGGTTCACGCATCATAGATGTGTTTAGCACAACGCTATACACGGGCAATGGTTCATCTCAAACCATCACAAATGATATTGATTTATCAACCAATGGTGGTTTGGTGTGGTGTAAAAATCGTGATTCTGCGAGTAACCATTGGCTATCGGATACAGAACGAGGTATCAACCAATATTTGCAAACACAAAATACTGATGCTTCAGCAACATTAGCAAACTCTTTTACTGCCTTTAATTCAAATGGGTTTTCTATTGGAAGCAATGGCCCAAACGATCCAACTAAGAACTATGTTTCATGGACATTTCGCCAAGCGCCAAAGTTTTTTGATGTAGTGACATGGACTGGTAATAGCTCAACACAAAATATTGCTCATGGTCTTGGTTCAACACCTGGTTGTATTTTTGTTAAATGTACAAGTAGCGCTACTGATTGGATTGTATGGCATACATCGTTGTCTTCTGGGTATCGCCTAGTACTCAACAGTACGGCTGCACAAACAAACAGTTTTCCATCTAACTATTTTGGTGACAACAGCACAGTCGTTGCCCCGACATCAACGCAATTTACCATCGGAAACGCTGGAGATTTAAATAACAGCGGAACAACCTATGTTGCCTATCTATTCGCTCACAATGCTGGTGGTTTTGGCGGTTATGGTTCTGACAATGTAATTTCATGTGGTAGTACTAATGGTTCAAAAGTAACACTAGGCTATCAGCCTCAATGGATTCTTTACAAATCAAAGGATTTTTCAGAATATTGGCAGATTGTTGATAGCCAAAGGGGTATGCCCGTAGGTTCACCTGCTCAACTACTAAAGCCAAACACTACTGATGCAGAAACAACTACGTCTAATAACATAACTGTGGAGTCTGACGGGTTTACGCTTGGTGCAGTTACAGGCACAGTAATTTATGTAGCAATTAAAGCTAGTTAAGGAAATATCATGGCAGTAACAAATCAAGAGTTATTTAACATCTTTCTTGCTAATCCGAATATGTCGGATGCACAGATTGTTTCCTTAATGGAGAAACAAGGGATTAGCCCTGCTCAAGTCTCCCAGACGTTTGGTATTCCTGAAGGACAGATTATCTCTCGTGTGGCTGCTGTAGTTCCTGAAGGTCAATCTGTTACCCTTGGTGACACACGAATTGCACCACAATATCAAGTTATTGGTAGCGGAGAAGATCGTCAAGTTGGTGGTGTTGAGGCTATTTATGTTGATAAAACAACTGGTGATGCAAATTACAAAGCCCCTGTAGGCTCTGAATATCAAGTATTAAGTCCAGATGGTACATATCAGAGTACTGGAACTATTAAGAAAGACCAATCATTCTTTGGTGGCTTGGTTGATGCCTTTAAAGACCCCGTAGTATTAGCGGCTCTTGGTGGTGCTGCTTATGGTAATTTATTGGGTGGTGGTGCTACAGGAGCATTAGGTGCTACAGAAGGTCTAACACTTGGTGAATTAGGTCTAAACACTAACAATCTTGCTACTGCTACCAATGTTGCTGATGTTGTTGCAGGTGCAGAAGGTGGATTATTAACTGGTGGTTCTGCTGTCACTGGCATGGGTGCAGGAACAGGTTTGTCAACTGCAAATACTGGACTTGGTTTATCAACTACAGGTGGTTTAGGAAGTTTGGGAACTGGCGCAGGTCTTACGGCTGGTGAACTAAGCGTAGGAAACACTTTGCTTGGCGGTTCTACTTTAGGCTCTACCTTAGGTGGTTTATCAACTGGTGTTGGCGCAGGTCTTGGAACTCTTGCAGGTAATGGGTTGTTGACTAATGTTGGCACAAAGTTACTTGGTGACGCAGTAACTGGTGGATTGGGTTTAGCAGGTGGTGTTATCCAGCAACAGCAATCTAAACAAGCGGCTACAACTGCTGCACAAGATATTGCCAAAGCTACTCAACAAGCTGTAGAGGCTTCACAGTTCCGTCCTGTTGGCATGACCACTCGTTTTGGTACATCTAACTACACTTATGACCCTGTAACGGGTCGTATGACTTCTGCGGGGTATCAACTAAGTCCTGAAGCTAAAGCGGCTCAAGATCGTTTGGTTGGCTTTGCAGGTCGTGGTTTGACACAAGTAGAACAAGCACAAGCACAGTTTGCACCTCTTCAAACAGCAGCTCAAAACTTATATTCACTAGGTAGTCAATACATTGCAAAATCGCCTGAAGAAGCGGCTCAAGATTACATCAATAAGCAGATGCAATTATTAGCTCCTAGCCGTGAATTGGATTTAGCAAATCTGCAAAACAGACTTTTCCAACAAGGTAGAACTGGCGTTTCTGTTGCTCAAGGCGGTACTTTAGGTGCTACTACTCCTGAACTACAAGCTTTGTATAACGCTCGTGCAATGCAAGACTTGCAGTTGGCTTCACAAGCACAACAAGAAGGTAGAGCAAACACTTTATTCGGAAGTAATTTGTATGATTTAGGCACTGCAAAATTAACTAACTACTATGGTGGTCAACAAGCCGCTTACGCTCCTTATACGACTGCCTTGGGACAAGTACAGAACTTAGAGTCTCTTGGACAACAACCGCTTCAGATTGGCGCTCAACTTGGTCAAACAGCGGCTACTGCGGGTGCTAATGCGGGTCGAATGGGTCTTACAGGCGCACAAATCTCTAGCAACCTATTGACAAGCCCTGCGGTGACAAACAATCCTTATGCGGCTTTCTTAAGTGGTTTGGCTTCTCCAACATCTACACTAGGACAAGGTTTGGCTAACTACATTACTGGATATAACCCAACTGCTGATCAGAATGCGGTGATAAATCCATATTTCACACCTACTTCTGTTTGGAACGGCTAATCTAAAGGAAAAATCATGGCAACAGATATTGCAGGATTGTTTGGCTTAACGCCACAAATGTACGAACAAGGCATTCGTCAATCGGCTATGAATGAAGGTGCGGCTTACGCACGAATGGCTCCTGAAGACAGAGCAATTGCTGGCATTTACTCAGCAGGTGCTGGTTTAGGCCGTACAGCAGGTGGAATGTTGGGTGTAGAAGACCCACAGATGAAGCTAATTAGCGCTCGTCAACAGATTATTGGTCAATTAGATCAAACAGACCCAAATTCAATAGTAGTAGCAATAAAACAATTGCAATCTATTGGTGATCAACAAGGTGCTATGGCTTTAATGGATTATGCGCGTAAAGCACAAGAATCAGCAACTAAAACTGCTTTGCAACAGGCTCAAACATTAAAAGCATTACAACCAAATAAATTAACAGGTGATGAGCGTTATATTGCTGATTTGCGTAAAGTAGAAACGATGATTCAAGCTGGTGAACAACCATCTAAAATAGATTTGTCAAATGCCAATATTGCGGCTCAAATGATTTCCAAACCTCGTAGTTTCTTTGATCAAGCTAGTGGTCAAACAGTTACGATTCCTGCTACAGACCCATCTAAAGCCTTTCCTGAAACATTTAAAGCTATGGCTAAGACCGAGGCTGAAGGTGGTATTGCCGTACCTAAGCCTACAGTACAAACTGCCACAACAGGTAATTTGCCAGCACAATCACAAAGAGAAATTGCTGAAATTGAATCAGACTTAGTTAAACTTTCAAAATCAGGCCCTCAATTAGATGAATTTTCTAAATCTCTTAAATCTGGTGATGTGAAATTCAATGCCGCAGCAAATGCGTTTGACTTTCTTGGCGCTGTTGTTCCTCCAATATTTGGAGGTCAAGAAGTTGGCAATCAAGTAAAGAAAGATGAATTTACTAGAGCATTTACAGAGCGTGTTAATTTTGTTCTAAATAATGCTAAAGGTGTCCAAGCCAAAGATGATGCACAGCGAGCAAAAGATCAAATTGCATCTCCATCGACCTTCTATAGTTCCGCAAGAATGCAAGGTGCTATTGATTATTTGAAAAAAGCCGAAGCTGGATATAAAGAAGAGTTGGAGGTTCGTAGAGATTCTTTGCAGCGTCAGGGTCAACCAGCAAAAGAAGTTCCTACACCTAAACCAACTGAACAAAAACAAACTCCTAAACCTACAGAAAAACCTAGTGGCTGGAGCAATTTATCAGTAGATCAGAAAATTGATAGATTAATACAATATAACAAAAAAGAAAGAAACCTAGATGTCACTAGAGAACAGGCTAGGGAGTTCTTGCGTAAAAACAATGATCTTTAAGGAATCATAATGGCTGACAATCGTCCTAACACAAGACAAGAAGCATACGATGCGCTTGTTAAACAGCTAAATTCTGCTAAAGATCGTTTGAATGCCGCAATTAAAAGCGGTGAAGTTCCAAATGACTCTCGTGCAATCATTAATAGCAAGTATGCTAAAGAGATTGATCGCATTCAAAACCAAATACGTTCTACTGGTTTTATTGGGGAATTAGGTGCAGGCATTACTTCTGCCGCTACAGGGCTTCTGACTGGCATTCCTGACATTGCAATAGGTGGATATAACATTTATCAAGAGAATCGTTCACCAACATTATCTGAGTTAGTTTCAGGGAAAAAAGGTTTGTTTGGCGAAGAAGCGGGTAAATTGCCATCTTTGCGTGAACGAACGCTAGAGTTTGCAGGCATGACTCCTGAAGCAACATCAAAAGAAGGTGCTTTTACACAATCAGCACCTGATATTGCTGTTGGTTTGGTTGGTCTTACACAACTTGCACAGTTTGGTTGGAGAGCCTTTAAAGATAAAAAGTTAATGTCTAAGGCTGATGAACTTCTTGGAGAATTAAATCCTTCTGAGCGCAATATGTTCCAAAACTACATGGTTCGTGGACAAGGCTCATCTTCGCCAGAAGTAGCTGCAATGATTGAGAAGGTTCGTACCAATCCTAAATATTCAGAACTGTTCTCAGCAATGGAGCAAGAAGCCGCTAAGCAGGCACTGAAAGGTATTCGACCAAAAGGCTCAACACAGACCCCAGAAGAGGCGGCTACAGGCATTGCTAAAACGATACAAGATAAACTTAATGCTGTTAAAGAAGCTCGTAGAACTGCTGGCAACGATGCTTTTGAAAAGGCATTTAAACAAGCAGGCGATGCGCCTTTTGTTGAAACAAATGCAACAAGAGCAACCATCAACAAACTTCGTGAGCAATATCCAGATAATGATGCGGTTTTGTCTTATCTAAACAAACTAGAAAACAAGTTGCTTGTTGATACGCCAACAGGAACAGTACCTGACAAACTTACTGTTCAACGACTGCAAGGATTTTTGCACGATTTTGGTAAGAAAGCAGAAACTGGTGATTCTGTTGTAACTGGTTTAGCTTTAGATGATATGAAAAGAATCAACAATGCTTTGTTTAGCGGGTTAGGAAATGATTTGTCTAATGCCGCAAAAACAGTTGGCGATGTAAACCAGAAAAAGGCTGCAGGCTATCTTATTCAAGCACGAGATCAATATAAAAAAGCATCTGACGAATATGAGGCTTTAATTGCTCAAGGCGTGCCTAAGTTTTTACAAAATAAATCTTTGGATGAAATAACATTAGAAGATTTAACGAAGGCCTATCAACAAACCAATCCTGCACAACGTCAACAGTTTAGAGAGTGGGTTGGCGAAAATCGTGCGGAATCATTGAAGGCAATTGATAAAAAAGTCTTTGATGACTTCTTAAAAGACACTTATAAAAAGCAACCAGATGGTACTTTTACCTATGATTTGGGTGCTATTTCCGATAAATGGAATACTGTAAAAGCTACTGATTCTAATTTGGCTGGTCAGATAGCAGATGCTTTGGGCACAAATGCAAATGAATTCTCTCGAAGAATGAAAGATGCGGCTGTTTTTACTCGCAAGATCAAGATTGGCGCACCTCAAGCTGAAGAAACTTTGTTAACTCCAACAATTTCTCGTGACATTGAAGCGCTAGCAGGAACAGTTGGTGGCTACCAGTTTGGAAAAGCCACTCGTTTAACTACTGATGCAGTAAATGCTATCTTTAGAGATAGAGGTTTAACAGAACAACAGTTGATGAATGTTTTGCTTTCTAGTGAAGGCAAGAAGTTCTTGCAGAATGCAGCTATTTCACCTCAAAGTAAAAATACTCTTCAGTCATTGGTTGATTTAGATAAGGCAAGTCCAGTATTGCCATTTGCAGCGGCTACTACTGCTTTACCAACAACTACACAACAAGTTGCTCAACCAACACAAGAGCCGACAATTGAGTTGCCTCCAAATATTGAAATGCCTCCAGAATTTATGGCAAAACAACCTAGTATTGAATTGCCAACTGGAATTGAAATGCCTCCAGAATTTGGAGCGCCAGCACCTCAACCAAAAACAACCATTGACCAACAGCGTCAAGCTATTTGGAATCAAGAATTGAAAGATTTAACTACTCGTTCAATGGCTCAACAGGCTTCTGGCGATGAGACTGGTGTTAACAGAACAACTCGTGATTTGAGTTCTTTGTTAATGGAGGCGGCAAGGGCTAAAGTGCCTTTGTCAATGCAATGATTGACTGGGCTGAAGCATTTATTGCGGCAGCCGTAGTTACTGTGTTTGTCATCTTTTGTAGTTACATGGTAGTAATATGTTACCCATAAGCCCAGAACAAGCTCTAAACGGCATCCAGAGTGCTGTAAAACTCATTAAACAGGCTTCTAAGACTGTTGATGATGTGGCTTCGCTTGGGCCACTATTGGGTAAGTACTTTGACGCCAAGTCCACTGCATCAAAAGCTGTCGCAGAGTCCAAGAAAAAGGGCGGTTCGTCTATGGGCGCGGCCATTCAGATTGAGATGGCTTTAGAACAAGCTCGTGAATTTGAGAAAAGTGTGGAATTGCTATTTTTCCAAGCTAACAAGATGGACGTGTGGGCAAGAATTAAAGCCAGAGCCGCCGCAAGCGACGTGGAAGACGCACACAATGCTCGCAAGGAAAAAGAAGATGCTGCCAAGAAAAAGAAACAGCAAGACGAGATGAATGAGTTGATCCTTTTGATTTCAGGACTTTGCTTGGTTATTTTCTTGGTAGGCATAGGCATCTTTGAGGTGCTCGACCACTGTGCAAAAATTAGATGTGGGCGATGAACTTCTATCAAAAGCAAGCAAATATGGCTTTTAAGATAGTAGGTGCATATTGGGCATTTAACTTGTTCTTTGATGTGATGAAAGTGCTTCCTAACTTCTTGTCAGACAGAATCATGAATTTACTTTTAGAAAAGATTGGACTTGGATAATGCTTTCTTTATTTTCAACACTTGGTGGCTTGTTAATCTCTGGTTTACCAAAGTTATTAGAGTTTTTCCAAAATAAAGATGACCAACGGCATGAACTTGCTTTGGCTCGTGTTCAAGTAGAGTTACAACTGCAAATGGCTGCGGCTGGGTTTGCGGCTCAAGAGCGTATGGAGGAAATACGTACAGATCAAATTGCCATGCAGACCGACGCACAAATGACTGTAGCGGCTTATGACCATGACAAACAAATTTTAGAGAAGGCAAGCACATGGGTTGCCAGTTACATTGGTACTGTTCGCCCTACTGTAACTTACATTTTTATTACAGAGTTGTGTGCAATCAATGCTTGGTTGGCTTTTTATATCTATAACAATCCTCATTTGGTCTTAAACATGGATGATTTAGTTCGTGTTTCTGACATTATTTTCTCTAGCGATGAAATGGCGATGCTTGGAGGAATAATTGGGTTTTGGTTTGGTTCACGTTCTTGGTCTAAGAAATGAAGGTAAGCAAGGCTGGTGAAGACCTGATGCACTTCTTTGAAGGCTACAGGAACAAGCCTTATCGCTGTTCTGCGGCGATTTGGACGGTTGGTTGGGGTCACGCTATGTATCCTGACCAACTAAGCCTCCCAAACCTTCGTAAAGAAGGTTATACAGGGTTAATTAGGTCTGACTATCAACTTAAGGGAGAAGATAATCGTGTTTGGTCGAAAGAGGAGTTGGTTGATTTGTTCAAGGTGGACATCAATTCTTTTGAACGTGGTGTTCTTCGACTTTCTCCTAATCTTGTTGGTCATCAAAGCAAATTCGACGCTATTGTCTCTTTTGCCTACAATGCTGGGCTAGGGAACTATCAAAGGTCTACCATTCGCATGAAAGTTAACAGAAGCGACTGGGATGGCGCTGCTGAGGCTTTTATGTCATGGACTAAAGCTGGTGGGAAAGAAGTTGCTGGGCTTGTTAAAAGACGCAAAGCAGAGATAGCATTGTTTTTAAGTTGACATAATTCACCTTTAAAGTGCTGTAATGCCTAACATACCAACCCCAAAAGACGCTGAAATCTTTGCTCAATCAATTAAAAAGTGGCAAGAAGTATTGTCACTTGGTGATTGGAGGATTGAAAAAGGCATGAAGCCAGCCAAACAAGCAATGGCTTCTGTTGAGTTCAACGATGTTGCAAGATTGGCTACTTATCGGTTGGGTGATTTTGGTGCTGAAAAGATAACTCCAGACAGCCTTGATAAGACTGCTTTGCATGAGTGTCTGCACATCTTTTTGCACGATCTGTTGATTGTTGCTCAGGATGCAAAGTCATCTGAAGATGATGTGTCCATGCAAGAACACAGGATTGTCAATCTGCTAGAAAACTTGCTTACTAAGGATTCCAATGGCGGCTCAAAATCATAATGAGAAATGTTCTGATGAAGAGTTTATTGCTCTTTGGGAAAAGCATAAATCTGCTCAAAAACTGTCGCAAATACTTGGTGTAAATGTAAGGAACATACACTTAAGAAGACGCAATATGGAGAAATTCCATAACATTAAACTAAGTGCGTCTGACTTTAAGGGTGCTTTGTATGATGCTAGGAAACAATCGTTTTCTCCACTAAAACAAACACATCTTGGCATTGAGAATGGCGTGGTTCTGGTGTTCTCTGATGCCCATTTCATACCTGGTCAACGCTCTACCGCCTTTAAAGGTCTTTTATGGGCTATACAAGAGTTCAAACCAAAGGCGGTGATATGTAATGGAGATGCGTTTGATGGTGCGTCTATATCGAGACATGACGTTACTGACTTACCACAAACTTCTGTCATTCAGGAGTTAAAAGCTACGCAATTTGCGTTGGATGAAATTGAAGAAGCAGCCAAAGCTGAGCGACACAATGTAAAGCTAGTGTTTACATGGGGCAACCATGACATCCGATTTGGCAATAGGCTTGCTCAACACGCACCACAATTTAAAGATGTTTTAGGCTTTAAGTTGACTGACCATATCCCAGATTGGGACTTTTGTTGGGTTTGTTGGCCTACTGAGAAAGTTGTTGTCAAACACAGATATAAAAACGGTGTTCATGCGGCTCATAACAACACAGTAAACGCTGGCGTATCAATCGTTACTGGACATTTGCACTCATTAAAAGTTACACCTTTCTCTGATTACAACGGCAATCGTTTTGGAGTGGATACAGGAACACTTGCAGAGCCAGATGGCCCACAGTTTACTTATGGCGAGTTAAATCCCTCTAATCACAGGTCAGGCTTTGCGGTGCTGACCTTTTTTAATGGTCAATTGTTATGGCCTGAACTAGTCCACAAGTTTGCTGAAGACCATGTAGAGTTCAGAGGTGAAGTGATTGATGTGAGCGAACTATGAGTTCTTGGTTAATTATTCTCACAGGGGCAATCTACGCCTACATAGCTGGCGAACAACTATGGAAAGATAACCCACACATGGCTATTGTGTACGCAGGGTACGCATTTTCAAATGTGGGTCTTTACTTACTTGCTAAGTAGCGTCTTTCTGAAATATTCCGTTTGGCAAAAGAGTACCCCTCCTTGAAAAGGATGGAAGCATAATAGCATCCAAAGGATCCCATCCATAATAAATCCTTGCTTTAACTCTACTATATTTGATATTCTTAAGTCTACAAGCCTCTTTAAGGCAAACTTTCTTACCATCAATCTCTACAAATATATTTGTATTTTTGTTTTGTTGTTGCTCAGCATTAGTTGCCCATCTGCAATTTTCTGGACTATATGGTTTTGAATTATCAATTCGCTCTATAGAAGTATTAGGTGGTCGTTCCCCCATGTCTTCTAAAAAACACTTAAACGATCTCCATCGATCAACAGGTGTTTTATCTTTATATAAATGATGGCTCTTGTATTTGGTATCGGTACATCGCTGCCACATAGATCTCCAAGAATTGTATGCACCCGTCTTAGATTTGCCATGTGTTGTGTTTGCTTTTATAACTCTTTCAATTACTAAACAACCACAACTTTTCGCTCTGCTTTTTAGAATTTGATGTGTGCCAATGTAATGAGAAACTAATTTTCCACAATCACACTTGCATTGCCAAAATAAACCTTTCATTCCATCTCGCTTAAAAGGTCCATCAGTTACAAGAAGTTTTCCGCTTCTTTTGCCTATCATGTCTTGAGCAACACCACGCATACTTAATCCTTTTGAAATACTCCATTTGACAAAAGTATACCACGCCTATTCTTGATCTGATCGTATGCAACTTCCATACAGTCTACCAAATTTATGTCTTGAAGAGCACAGTAATTAACAAGGCAGACCATGACATCACCAACAGAATCCATAATAACTTCCTTGTCTTTCTTAATGGTCGCATCTGCTAGTTCTCCCATTTCTGACATTGCTTTTAGAAGCTGAACTTCTGGGGTGCTGTTGGGGATAATCTTACGAGCCTCGGCCCATTGTATGATTTTCATCTCTACTGCTGCGTAAGTCATCTAACTCTCCTTAAAGGTTCTTGATACTTCTCTGGCGGTGGGGCAATCATCTTTTCTGAAGGAGGAGTCCATCCATACTTTCTCCATATTGCTTGAACATCAGAACCAGATGACCATTTGAAATCCTTGTTTGGCACAGAGGGATAACTGATCTTTGAATAAGGTGGTTTTTCAATCATTTTGCTTGCATCACTCGTTGTTTGCGACCTGATTTACCAGTGCGAACACCAGTAATTTCAATGAATCCCTTGTCTAACAGAGCCTTGTATCTTGCTGTTATCGAGGAATATGGGTACTGCGGGAACAACTCTAGGACTTCATCTGAAATACAGCCCTCTGGGAAGCCTTTAATAGCCTCATAGACCATTTGTTCGAGCTTGGTGGTGTCAACTGTTAGAGCCGCTTCATGACTCGTTGCAGGGTCTTCTTTTCTAACCAACTTAAATGGTGGAGAACCAAAGAATTTCTCTACTTGACCACCAAACCATGATTTATCTAATGTCATCATTCACTCCTATCATTATTAAAAAAGTGGGCTACTAACGTTCGTCCGACATTTCTGTCCGCTTTCGCCCGTATTGGTGAAGCCTACTCGCTGCGTCTGGTGAGATTCGAACTCACGGAGTTCTAAGCATTGCCCCAATCGGCCCTTAAAACTCTTTAGATTGGTCACCAATAGACCTTGCTCTGGCACAGCACCCGCTTTGGGCTTCGTAAACTAAAATGGCATTTCGTCTGAATCGAAACCAGTTGATTTAGAACGCTCAGAAGGCTTTGCAATAGGTTCTTTAGGGGCTACTGCTAAACCCATGAACTTACCGCTTTTACCCTCTTTAATCCATGCTGATAGCCAGTAATCCTGACCATCAATGGTTATGTTTCCACGATAATGTGGGGCGCGTTCGTTATCACGCTTATCGGACTTGAAAAGTACGCCACTGTTATCACGTTTTTCCATTTAAAACTCCTTTGTAAGCAGAAAATCTGCCATGTATTAACTCAGTTGCTTCGATAGCAACAAGACTTGCTAACTCTAAATCTTCATACATTCCAAGATGGATATTTTTGTAGTTCTTACAAATACCAACTTGCCATTTTTTTGAAAGACTATTCCATCTAACTCCTTTACAACCTGATTTGTTTGTTGATCGAATCTTTTGATTTCGGCAATTTTCCTCTTTGGTTGCAGCTCTCAAATTCTCTATCCTATTGTTTGTTTTGTCTCCATCAATGTGGTCAACAAACTCAGGCAAATAGCCGTGGTGATACAAGAAAACAAGACGATGTGCTTTGAAGGCTTTTGCTTTTATCTTAATATGGATATATCCAGTAGCCTTATGAACACAACCAGCAACTTGACCAACTTCGCCTAGTCGTCCAGTCTTTCTAATCAGATTTCCATCTTGATAATCAAATGCTGACAAAACATAGTCGTGGCTAATTGCTAGGTTTTCCATTTAAAACTCCTTCGCCTTTTTAAGTGCACTTCTTACTTTGCTTGGCAGAAGTGTCCAGAGAGCAATTTTCTGTTCCCCATCTAGGTTCTGCTCTTCCAATCTCACCCAAGCTGCCTTGGGGTCACCCTGTTCGCAAGTAGCAATCAATTCAATTGCTAATTCCTCTAGGTATCGTAATTCCTCTTCAGGAATGTTGTCTGTTGCACCTTGAGTCGGTGTGATAACGACTGATTTACCCTCTTCTGGTAGGTCTTCACCAGCGTAAATGTACAGTCCCAAGCCATGTAAAGCTAAAGCCTTTGTCATGCAGCGCATGATGGCTGTATTGACCGCAAAAGCATCAGGCTTAGGAATGGCTTTGTTTCGGTAGTCCATCACGGGCAATTGGCAAGTCATTGGTTTGCCAAACATGGTCACAGTAACGAACACCATTGCTGTGCCGTTAATATCCATAAAGCACTTGCCATCGAACATCTCTATCTTGTAAGTGGCGCTAGAATCGGCTTTAAGGGCTTCTGCCCATGCCCATGCCCACGATAGGTAGGATAGACCATTCTTTTTCTCAAGATGCTCATTGACGTTCTTTGCCAACAACTTCTCAATTAACTCTTTGCGGTCAACCAAAAGTCCTGATTGATGCGGGTCTTGTGTGTATGAACTCATATTAACTCCTTTAAAGATATTTATCTAACTCTTGATTGATGATTTGCTTTTGCTGAACTACTGTTAAATCCTTGAACTCAACATAGTGGCTGTGTTCGCAACAATTTGGTGTTTTGTTTGTCAAACAATGTCCGCAGTATTGAATGTCTGAGAACTCTTCTAAATAGGTCTGGAATAATGTTTTCATTAGTGCAACCTATCAAAAGCCATTTCCCACAGAACATCGCTTGCCAGATCGGTGAGGCTATTCAACTCATCTTCTGTTAGTTCTGTTCCATCTTCGTAGCATCCGTAAGAAAAGTAGGCATCCGCAAAATCTGGATAATCTCTTGGGTCTACTCCATCTACTTCTAGGTCTATAACCTTCTTTCCATTCAGTATCGGCATCATTTACTCCTGTTAAACGTGGCTTATTTGTTGTCCACATCGATAATGTGCCACAGGTTTTGCAAGAAATATCTAGGGGTTTTCCCTAAATGACAGTACTTTTTTTTCATGCTAGGCTACTGGTATGAACATCGAACAAATTGAACAAAAATGCGCAGAAACATTGCTTGATTACGCAATTGTCATGTGCAACGCCTATGTTGACGAGCCTGAAGACTTCAACGCTGCAGTCGTGGCTTTGCTTGCCAGAACGCTAGAAAACCACTTAAACCGACCAATCAACATTCAGGAGTTTTACCAATGACACAAGCACAGATCATTGATGCCCTACAAAACGGCCCTCTAACTTCTCACGAACTGGCAGAGATCACAGGAATGAGCCAGGCAACAGTTATCTCAACAACCAAGAAACTACGCAATCAAGGTAAATTGACTGCCAAACTGGTGAAATCTGGGAAGTTCTGGATCAACCAATACACCTTGGAAGAGGATGTTCCAAAGCCTAGCCAGACTGTTTTTTGTGGAATCCAGACTCAAGGAATCTTTACTCCTGCTGAATACCGAGCCATGAAAGCTCAACTGAACAAGTTGTACAAAAGACACGATTTTTCAAAAGACATCACAAATCATCAAAATATTTGAAAAAACCTCTTGACACATTAAAAGATTGTGTATAATTCAACCCGTCTGAGTGGCATCAGACGATAGCACGATCTTAAGAACCCCCGAATTTTTTTGGTGGTCTTGCAAAGCAGTAAATGAATGTTTGGGTCGTGCCAATCGTTTGCTTGCCGCCTCGCCAAGGCCAAGATCACCAAAAGAGTTTGGGGGTTTTTGCATTTGGGTACTGATTGGATTGCAGACCAAAGTTTGCTGCAAATAAAGTAGGACTCAGAACCTAGCCATAAGAGACTGGACACAGGTAGACCGCTCGTAAGGCCGCCGTAACTGTGTTGAGAGGCAACGGGGGAACTGTCCCAAGCCAAGCCCACATGAGTGACCCGAAAGGGGTGCAGGAACGGGCAGACAGGACGCTCTGAGGCGTGTAATCCTGCAAGCTATGCAATCAGTAAGGTATAGCCCAATGTATGTCCCAGACTCGTCTGAAACTAGCATAGGTACTCACTAATCTTGTTAACTCAGGATTAGGTGAGTATTTGCCAATTACGAACCCGACTGAACTGAACTAGCATATATAGGGAAATGTATGAACTACTTGGTTAACCCGAATAAACCTTCCTCTCGTGCTCACATTTGGGATGATGGAGACACTTATTGCAAGATGTATTTAACTGGTGGCATGAGAAAGAAAAAATACAGGGTTTTTCCCGATTCACAAGGGCGTGAAATTTGTTTAATGTGTGGAAATGTTTGGAAACAAATACACACATACAAGGATGAACATGGACAACTTTGAAAGATTCTGGAACACATGGCCCAAATCATTTAGAAAAGGCGGTAAATCAGCCTGTAAAGTGAAATGGAAGAAGTTTTACTGCGATACCTGTGCAGACCAGATCATTAAGCACATAGAGTGGATGAAAACAACAGATGCTTGGAGAAAAGACGATGGAGCTTTTATCCCTGCACCTTTGGTCTACTTGAACCAACAAAGATGGGATGGAGCAGAGATTCCAGAATCCTTCGGGGTCAAAGTTGAAGTACAAATTGACCCTGCTTTGGCAAAGATTGAGGCTGATAGAAAAAAAGCCGCCCCTATTCCTGAACACATCCGAGCAAGATTAGCCCAATTAAGGAGTAAATGATGAACAAGATTGAATTTGGTGATTGCCGTGAAATTATGCGTAAATGGGCATCACAAGGTGTTAAGGCTCAAACTTGTGTAACCAGCCCACCATATTACGGCTTGCGTGACTATGGAACGGCTAAATGGGAAGGTGGCGATCCTGATTGCCAGCACTCAATCTCAATGCCTACAAAGTGGAATGATCCAAAGCGAGGGACAAGTGTTTTGCGACCAGAGGTAGGACATCGTGGAGGATCATCGGCATCATGTCATATCTGTGGTGCTAAACGCATTGATGAACAATTAGGACTTGAAGATACTCCTGAAGAGTACATTGCCAATATGGTCGAAGTATTCAGGTGCGTCAGAGATGTGCTTGAAGATGATGGAACGCTATGGGTCAATATTGGTGACAGCTACTGCAACAGCAATGGCTTTGCCAGAGCTAGTCCTGAGTATCAGCGTGAAGGCAGAAACAATATGCCAGCCAACGATAGAAAGCTGGATAAGTTGCATGAAACAGGATTAAAAACAAAAGACCTGATTGGCATACCTTGGATGTTAGCCTTTGCGCTTCGTGCTGATGGATGGTATTTGCGTCAGGACATTATTTGGAGCAAACCTAATCCTATGCCTGAGTCTGTTCAGGATAGATGCACAAAATCCCATGAGTACATCTTTTTGTTAAGCAAATCTCATAAATATCACTTCGATCATGTTGCGATCAAAGAGCCAGTCAAACAAGATTGGGGAACAAGAGATAGAACAAATGGGAAGTACCACAATGAAGGCACTGGTTTACAGCCTCACACTGGTTTAGAGAAATCTCAAGAAATGGCGAACAAGAGAAGTGTTTGGAATGTTGCGACAAAGCCTTATTCTGGTTCACACTTTGCCGTTTTCCCTACTGATCTAATTGAGCCTTGCATCATTGCTGGCGCTCCCATTGGAGGAATAGTTCTTGATCCTTTTATGGGTTCAGGAACAACCGCCCAAGTAGCCCAAGACCTTGGGAGACAGTACATTGGATGCGAGTTAAATCCTGAGTATGGGATACTTCAAAAGAAGCGTACAGCACAAAAATCATTGGACTTTGCATGAGCCACGCAGACGCACACAAACTTTTAGACAAGGTTAAAGAGGGTGTGGCATACCCTCTACACCTGATAAACAAGGCTTTAGAGCTTACTGGCGACCTAGAGTAAACACCTATGTTCTTTTCAAGGAAAAACATATCCAATGCAGGCGACAGAGTAGTTCTGGAGAAAGCCGAAGCAAGGGAAATATTCCACTCTTGGCAGACAACCAGAGATAACGACTTTGTTCGTGCCAGACTTGAAAGGTGTGAACGAATTTATGGGACTGGTGCTAGAGATAGAGTCCGAAATTACATGAGTTTAATGAAAAATGGAACAATTGAATGACCTGGTTAATCAGCAAAGCCTTAATGAACTCGCTCTCTTCGCAGGCGCAGGCGGTGGAATCCTTGGGGGACACTTGCTCGGATGGAGCGAATTAAAGCCATTGGGAATGGACAAGTCCCCTTATGTGCAGCCACCGCATGGAGAATCCTGAAATGACCTTCATGGTGACATTTAAAGTAGATGGCGTACCAGTCCCCAAGGGTCGAGCAAGGTATGTCAAAAGGGGAAACTTTGTCCAAGCCTACACCCCTGAGAAAACAAGAACTTATGAAACCTTGATCAAAGATGCCTCTAGGCAAGCAATGGGTGGCACAGAGCCGTTAGAAACCCCTGTAAGCCTGTATCTGTACATCAGAGTTCCTATCCCTGCATCAGCAACCAAAAAGCGCCTACAAGCCATTGCCGATGGATCAGAGAAACCAATCAAGAAACCCGATGCAAGTAATATTCTCAAAAGCGTGGAGGACGGCATGAATGGGGTTGTCTACAAGGATGATTCACAGATCATCAACATTCACGTTACCAAGGTGTTTTCTAGTGAGCCAGGTGTCGATATTTGTGTGAAAGAGTGCTTGGAGTAAGGGTTAGTCCCTATTCAAAAAGAAAAAAACAAGCGTAAATTAACAGTTTTTAACAGGAGTAAATAATGTCCACATGGGAATTTGACACCACAACAGGTGCAGGTAGCGAAGTAGTCACAGTCGTTTATGAGTATGAATCCGACCAAGATTCAACCTATAACGAGTCAATCAAAGAAATCTGGTTCAATGGTCGTGATGTCATTGGCTTACTGTCTGATGAACAGTTCAAAGAATTAGAGATCGAGGCAGCCATGCGCTTTCAACATCACAAACTTAACTATAAGTTGGAGGATGTATGAACAGAGATGAAGCTAACGCATACGAAGACTTGATAGATTACTTAGACAAAGACGAGTTTGTAGAAGGCTTAGTCTTTGGTGAATATGGGTGGAGTGGGTACAGTGAAGACACAATCTTTGTACCCGAAGACAAGCAAGGCGTTTTATTAACCCTTCAGGAAGCCAAGCCAATGATGGATGGATGGAGATACTACGGAGGCTATGGAGCGCCACTGTGCTACGCAACTTACATTTGGACAAACAAACGTGTGATATGGGTTACGCAGTACGACGGGTCTACAACTTTAGATTCTATGCCTCGTCATCCAATTAAGTGCATTCCTGACATGCCAGGAGGTTGATATGAACAGAGAAGACATTAACAAGCATGAAAGCAAATTTGTAAGAGAACCTATGTCTGGATGTTGGTTGTGGATTGCTGGCGCTGATAAACATGGTTATGGGATGCTGTGGGATGGTAAACAGCAGGAGCCGGTGGCGGTTGAACTTCTGCGCTATCACTTAGACGCCGAGGGGTACATGGTTCAGGATAAAAATGGCGAATGGATTGAATTTGAAACCGTTGAAGCCTTACTTGAATCGGGGGAACAGCAAAACCCCGTGGCTTTTCGTTTCAAAGAAGACCCATCTGATTTGCGTTCTGGTTGGAGATACGTTGCAAAGAAAAAGCATGTTCCAAATGGTTCTCCTTATCAACCCCTCTACACATCCCCACCAGCAAGCAAGCCGCTGACGGATGAGGATATGGAGCAAATTGCAAAAAAGTTTAGCGGTTCATTCGCATCACTTGTCCGTTGTTTGCGTGAAGTCGAAGCCGCGCACGGCATTTATGCTCCTACGGAGCGGAAGGGGGAAGTATGATGTATCAATGTGGAAGATGCGGACTTACCCGCGCATCAAGTCAAGAGCCAATGGGGTTGGCAATGCCTCAATGTAAATGTGCTTGGGAGTTTGTTCCGCCTGTTTCACCACAGCGCACATGGGTTGGGCTGACGGATGAGGAACTTCGAGAAATAATCGATGAAACAGGATTTGGAATACTTATGAATGTGTGGTTTGACGAGCATAAGGGCAATCCAAAAAATGTTTTGAGACGCATTGAAGCCAAACTCAAGGAGAAGAACACATGAATAGCTTAGATGGAATGGTTGAATGGGTTTGCAAATGCGGAAACTCATACAAACATTTTTGTGGCAGAAGTTTGCCTCCTAGTGAAAGACCTGCTGTATTTTGCAATAGATGAATATTGCGACCCATATTCTGTACAAATTAAAACCGCAACAACAGGCAGTTACATAAGGTTAATTGATGAAAATGGAATCGAATTCCCAGCAGAATTTAGTGAATATGAGGAAGATATTGAATCAGATGGATGGCGAGACCCCAATTGGAAACCTTTAGAGCATTACTATCGGAGATGACATGAACGAACCAACCAAAGCGATTCAATATCTTATCGACACTGCACCTTTGTATGCAAAAGCCAAAGCCGACCGCATTTACTTGGAGAGCTTTGTTAAATCAAGAAAAGCACAACTCATGGCACAAGCTGGAACTGAGGTTCTTGGAAAACAAGAGGTTTATGCTTATGCACATGAGGACTATGCTTTGATCCTAAGAGGAATCAGGGAAGCTGTTGAAACCGAAGAAAAGTACCGCTGGCTTATGACGGCAGCCCAAGCCCGTATCGAGTGCTGGAGAACGGAAATGTTCTCAGCCCGCATCGAGATGAAGGCCACAACTTGAACAACAAACTAACCCCAAAGCAAAGAGAGCATATCGGACGGGTAAAAATGTTGCCGTGCTCAGTATGCGGGAAACACGGGCCAAGTGACGGCCACCATATCAAGCAAAAACTACAATTTTGCGTGGTAGCTTTGTGCCGTGATTGTCACAATAGCTTGCATGGAACTAAAGCGCTTTGGAGGGTTTATAAGATGGACGAATTAGACGCACTGAACAACACAATCGAAAACTTGGTTAACCAAGGGCTTGGAAATAGCTCTAAAACCGATTTAAACGAGTTTTGAGCGTGTTTTGCGATATCGGACAACACAGACTGAGGGTAAAACGCCTTAAACGCTGATTTAAGGGCTTTTTTGGGCAAAAGAAAACCCGCACAATGGCGGGTCAGAATCTAGCGTTTTGTAAGTATTCGTAAGATTAGGGCAATCGTGGCATAGATCATTCGAACCCCACAAATTCAAGCGCATCAAATTTGCAGATTTCAACTTGTTCATCTGTCAAGCCATAGGCTAATTTTTCCGCTAAATCACTGGCTTGCTGGGCTTTTTTATCATTTGGAGCGGTTAAAGCTAGGATTAAACACTGGGTTAATGCATCAATTTGTGTCATTTTTAACCCCTTAAATTTGCTTGAGCTTGATAACCCGAGCCATTTTTTGGCCATGAGCGGGATATGCAATCAAGGGAATGTCTTTGCTCCAGCAAGCGCGGCAGCCGTTACAGTTACCGCCGTGAGCATATGCTTCGCACAATTTAACCCCTTCCCGTGCTTGAAAAGTGGCAACATCTGGCCCGATCACCGATCCATGCAAGCCCTCGATATATTCGCCCTGAATTGAATCACTGGAAAACCTCACTTTTACGTTTGGCAAAGCTTCCATTTGAGCAAAAACGTGCGCAAATTTGGGGAATTTATGCATTCGGGTTGGCAGCCAGTGATTGCACCATGGTGTGCGAATCATTACCTCAAGTATTTTTTCAGCCAATCCAAGAGTATAAACATCTCCCGAATCGAACCAGCGGAAATATCGATCCTGATCTAATTCGCTGACCATATCATCAACCCAATCGAGCCGCTGCCAATCCTCCCGATTAGATAATCTAGGCGCTTTTACATTGGGATAATTGTAATTTCCTGTAGTTGCATAGCAGCCCTTACAGGCGTCTACTAGTTCACCAGGCGCTGCCCATGAGCCAGGACAAGTATCAAGGGCTTGCAAGCTCCATGACCTAGCATTTAATTTGGAAGTATTTGAAATTTTGATCATATTTACGCCTATTAACAAAAAAAGAGATTATTTGACCAAAACGTCAAAATAAGCCAAAAGCCCCGCGCATAAGCAAAGCCCTAAGCCAATGGCCGTCAGATAGTCTAAGAGATCGTTTTTCATACGTTGACCGCCTTAGAAAAGTTAGGTTTTTCGCCATTGAATGAGGCAACGCGGAAAGAGTGAAAGCCCGCATTGGTTGCTAGCTCAATCACTTTTTCAATTTCCGCCATTGTTTTCGCGCCACTTAAAAGCAAAGTTTCCATGTAATCACGGGTTTCGCCTTGTTCTAAGCCGTAGAGTAGAAGTTCTTTCATTTTTAACGCCTTTCATTGAATTGATGATTGAATTCTAGGGGCAATCAAACCCCTAGAAAATAGGGATATACCCTTACTGAATTGGATCGGTTTGCGATACGTGGAAAACTGTAGAGTGCTTGCAAAGCATGAAGCTATTTTCAGAATCGCTGTCTTTTGCGGGTATCCAAGTAACCACGCGTACGCCCTTTTCGCCCTTGCGTACTTGTCTCCCTAATGCTTTCCATGCGTTATATGTAAAAACGTTTTCCCGTGGTTTGATATCGTTTGCGCTGATACCCTTGGCTGCAAACCCTTGGAAAATAGCGGGATAGTTTGCCAGAGAATCACCATTTTTAGCCCGTGAAAGTGATTCTTTTGAGAGTGTAACTTTATCCATTTTTACGCCTTTTTAGGTTACCCGTTCGGTTTGAACGCATTAGGATAGTAACGCCAAAAAAACAAAAAACTATTAGGAAAAACCCTAATAAAGTACAATTATTTTAATTATTTATCAGATCACCATGCCAAGGCCGTCAACCCCGCAAACCCGATACTTTCAGAGACAGTTAACAGCCCCAGAAAAGCTAATACTTTTAGCGGCTGGCGAGGGTAATTTGATCAAGGGTTTTGCAAACGTGCTAGCCCTCTACCAGGAAGCCCATAATCAAGGATACCGCCCAAGCATGGAAACGGGTTTTTTAATTATAGGTCGGGAAACAACAAACAGCCCCAATGAAGATGATTCAATAGTAGATAAGGTAAGGGAAACATAAGGGAATGATAAGGACAGAACCTTGATAAACATTAGAACAAGTACCCCGAAAAAGGTGCATGAGAATCATTCGCATTTAGATAGGACATTAGGACAATAGAACAATAGGACATTTGACCTGGTGATCTGTACAGTAGGGTAAACCCTAGTCTGTATGGATAGACAGTAGGGAAAGTACTGGGTTGGTGTGATGATGGGGGGGGAGGGGTAGGGTTGGGTGTGAGAAATTTGTGGTACATCCCCTACACCGAAAACGGTAAATTAGGATTCCATCCAAGGAGGACAAATGGAACAATTGAAGAGGGGTCGTGGTAGACCAAAGGGTTCTGTGAAGATGACGATACAGAGGTTTGCGGATAATCCTCCTGCTGTATTGCCTAAGACTGATCACCAACGCCTCAAGGAACTCAAAGAACTGATGATACGTTCCGGAGGCAAGGATGTTGCTCAGAAGGTGATAGAGATAGCGTTGAATGACGAGCATCCTGGTCAAATGGCGGCATTGAAGATGTGTATTGACCGGACATTACCAATATCGATGTTTGAGAAGGATAAATCACAGCGTTCGGCAGTGACCATTAACATTACAGGGATTGGAGAGCCAACCTTGCTAAACCCTGATGAAGCAGAAGATGTAGAGGCAAAGTATGGCTGATTTGAACTTTAAGCTACTCCCGTGGCAAGAGGCTGTGTTTCGTGACAAAACGAGGTTCAAGGTCATTGCTGCTGGGCGTAGATGCGGTAAATCACGCTTGTGTGCAATTACTTTGTTGATTGAAGGATTAAGATGTCCACAAGGCTCTGCTGTGCTTTATGTGAGTCCTACCATGGGACAATCGAGGCAAATCATATGGGACTTATTGTTAGACCTTGGGAGAGAGGTTATCCAGTCTTCCCACGTAAATAACCTAGACATTACCTTGATAAACGGGGCTAGGATTTATGTTCGTGGTGCTGATCGTCCTGATACCCTTCGTGGTGTGTCTTTGACTTATGCGGTACTGGACGAGGTAGCGGATATTAAGCCAGAGGCTTGGGAGCAGGTTATCCGAGCATCTTTGTCCGACAAAAAAGGTAGCGCTTTATTTCTGGGAACACCCAAAGGGCGCAATTTTTTCTATGATTTGTTCAAACTGGGTGAGTCTGGTGAGGATCCAGACTGGAAGTCTTGGCATTTCACTACTGCTGACAATCCACTTATTGACCCATCGGAAATAGAATCTGCTAAGAAAACACTATCAACATTTGCCTTTAAACAGGAGTTTATGGCATCGTTCTCCAATGCGGGGAGTGATGTTTTCAAGGAAGAGTGGATTAAATATGGGGAAGAACCTCAACATGGGAGCTACTTCATAGCGATTGACTTGGCTGGGTTTGAAGAGGTTGCCAAACAAGCAGGTAATGCTAAGAAGCGGTTAGATGAGTCTGCTATCTCTGTAGTGAAGGTAACGGATGATGGTAAGTGGTTTGTCAAAGAGATCATCCACGGAAGGTGGGACATTCGCGAGACTGCCGCCAAGATTCTGTTGGCTATACGAGAATACAGACCTATGTCAGTAGGAATAGAGCGTGGAGCTTTGAAAAACGCTGTTTTGCCCTACTTGAGCGACTTAATGAGGAAAAATAATGTGTACGCCCATATTGTTGACTTGACTCATGGAAATAGAAAAAAAGCGGATAGAATCATTTGGTCATTGCAAGGCAGGTTTGAACATGGCAGAATCATCTTAAATCAGGATGAAGACTGGGATACATTCATAGACCAGTTGCTTATGTTTCCGTCAAATGGTGTACACGACGATTTGATCGACAGTGCTAGCTATGTTGACCAGTTGGCTGTTACATCATATTTTGATGATTCAGATGATGACGAGTGGCAGCCTATGGATATTGTAAGTGGTTTTTAGCTCAGAAATAGTATCGGGAGCATGAGTAATGGAATTTAACCAGTTTGAAGAACCAACAGATAGCGACAAAGAACTAGTTTCCTTTGTTGTAGACCATTGTGATCGTTGGAGAGATTATCGCAATACCAACTTTCTATCCGATTGGTTGGAGTACGAGCGAATCTTTACTGGTGAGTGGGATGCTCAAGACAAAACCCGTGATTCCGAGCGTTCAAGAATCGTCACCCCCGCTACCCAACAAGCTGTAGAAACCCGTCATGCCGAGATCATGGAGGCTATCTTTGGTCAAGGTGAGTTTTTTGACATCCAAGATGACATCCGTGATGTAAATGGTACTCCATTAGATGTAGCCATGATCAAGGCTCAACTGATGGAAGACTTCAAAGTTGATAAGATTCGTAAGTCTATTGACCAAATTGAGTTGATGGCAGAGATTTACGGAACTGGTATTGGCGAGATTGTTGTCAAAACAGAGAAAATCTACGTTCCTAGTACCCAACCAATACCTGGTCAAGTTGGTCAAGCTGCTATTGGAGTCATAGAAAAAGACCGAATTGGGGTCAAGATTGTTCCTGTTAACCCTAAGAACTTCTTGTTTGACCCTAACGGCACATCCATTGATGACTGCATGGGTGTGGCAATCGAGAAGTATGTCTCTATCCACAAGATTGTTCGTGGTCAAGAAGAAGGAATCTACCGAAAAGTAGAGATTGGTACTGATGCCGAGGATACTGACCTTGAGCCTACCCAAGACCTAAGCCAATACCAAGACGATAAAGTTAAACTTTTGACTTACTATGGTTTAGTTCCTAGAGAGTACATTGAGAATCTGGAAAATGAGAAAGAAGTAGAGGATTTATTCCCTGAAGACTCTGTACAAGATGATTATTCTGATCTCGTAGAAGCGATTGTTGTGATTGCCAATGATGGTGTTCTTCTCAAAGCAGAGAAAAACCCATACATGATGAAAGACAGACCAGTTCTGGCTTATCAGGACGATACAGTTCCTAATCGTTTGTTAGGTCGTGGTACTGTAGAGAAGGCTTACAACTCTCAAAAGGCTGTAGACGCACAGATTCGTTCACATTTGGACTCTTTAGCATTGACTACTAGCCCTATGATGGCTATGGATGCCACAAGACTGCCTCGTGGTGCTAAATTTGAGATCAAACCAGGCAAGGCACTCCTTACCAATGGTAATCCTGCTGAGATTCTGTTCCCATTTAAGTTTGGAAACACCGATGGTTCTAACATGACCACGGCTAAAGAGTTTGAGCGTATGCTTTTACAAGCTACTGGAACTCTTGATTCACAAGGAATGGTGTCTTCTGTAGCCCGAGATGCTGGTCAAGGCGGTATTTCGATGGCTGTGGCTTCGATTATCAAGAAGTACAAGCGTACCTTGGTAAACTTCCAAGAAGACTTTATGATTCCGTTCATTATGAAGGCTGCTTATCGTTATATGCAGTTTGACCCAGAGCGTTATCCTACTGTGGACATGAAGTTTATTCCGACCGCCGCATTGGGTATCATTGCTCGTGAGCATGAACAACAACAGTTCATCTCTTTGCTCCAGACTCTTGGCCCAAATACACCTGTTTTGCCTGTGATTCTTAAGGGAATCATGGCTAACTCATCTTTGTCTAACCGACATGAGTTGATTCAGATGTTGGATGACATGGCTAAGCCTGATCCACAAGCACAGCAGATGCAACAAGCTCAGCAACAGTTGGCTTTACAGGCGGCCCAAGCTCAGATTGCTGTTAATACGACCCAAGCAGAGCAAAATCGTGCTGAAGCGGCTAAATTGATGACTGAGGCTCAATTGATGCCTCAAGAGATTCAAGCCAAGGTGATTTCTAGCACGACAAAAAACCTTCCTAATGGAAATGAACCTGCTGAGTTTGACAAACGGGTAAAGATTGCTGAGTTGATGCTCAAAGAGGCTGACATTAAGAACAAATCCAAGATTGTGGAGATGCAAATGTCAGATAAAATGGAAAAAGCCTTCTTAGACCGCATCACTTCGGAATTGAAATAATGGAACTTCTGAAAAACCTTGAGGGATTGACTCCTGACGAGCAGATGACTGCTGTTGTTGAGCTGCAAAAAGCGGCTATGAAGCATCTTGAGGAGCAAAAGCAAGCCTCTATTGGAAAGAGTGCTGAAC